ACCTATTCCAGATTCAGCATACACATTAAATATGCTTTATTATGCAGCACCTGCATATTTAAGCTCAACAAATTCATCTAATGTATTCTTGGCTAATTGCCCAGATCTATTATTATATGCAGCATTAGGTGAAGCAGAGCCATATCTTATGAATGACGCAAGAGTGCAAACTTGGGCTGCATTATACGATAGAGGTGTAAATTCATTAACAGCAGCAGATGATTCTAGTGAATACACTGGCAATCTTTCAATTACAACAGCATAAGGAAAAATCATGGCAGAAATGAGTAATTATTTAGAGAACGCACTTATCAATGCGACTCTACGCAACACATCATACACATCACCAGCAACAGTTTATGTAGGTTTATTTACATCTGATCCTACAGACGCAGGTAGTGGTACAGAAGTATCTGGTGGTTCATACGCTAGAACAGCAGTTACATTTGGAGCACCATCAGGTGGTGTATCTACAAACTCTGCTGACGTTACTTTCCCAACAGCAACAGGTTCATGGGGAACTGTAGGCTGGATCGGTATTCATGATGCTTCTACATCAGGTAACTTACTTTACCATACAGCATTAGATACAGCTAAAACTATTGATAGTGGTGATATCTTCAAGATTACTACTGGCAACCTTTCTGTGACTCTTGCCTAGTTGTTCTCAAAACAAGAACAATTGTAACTAAAAGGAGAACACATGGCATTAGTCGTCAAAGATAGGGTACAGGAAACTTCTACTACCACAGGCACAGGTACGTTTACGCTTGCTGGTGCAGTTACTGGCTTTCAGTCATTCTCTGTTATCGGTAATGGTAATACTACTTACTATGCTATTGTTATGGGTTCAGAATGGGAAGTAGGTCTAGGAACATATACATCTTCAGGCACTACTTTATCTCGTGATACCATACTAGAGTCTAGCAATAGTGGAAGTGCAGTCAACTTTAGTGCAGGTACTAAAAACGTATTTGTTACTTATCCTGCTGAACGTTCTACATATCAAGACTCAACATTCACAGCTTATGCTCCACAGTTTGCTGCTTCTAATGGCTTATTTGCAAATGCTAAAACAGTTTCAACTAATTACACAATACCTACAGACTATAACGCATCATCAACAGGTCCAGTTACAGTCGCAAGTGGTATATCAGTCACTATTCCAAGTGGCTCAAGATGGGTGGTACTATAAATGGCAAGTATAATTAACGCAGGAACAACATCAAACACAGCACTTAACATGAGTGCTGATACAAGTGGCACATTAGATTTACAGTCTAATGGTACAACAATGGCTTCTGTAACATCTACAGGGTTTAATATTGGTGGTGCTGTAGCTTCAGGTTATACCATGAAGAATAGAATTATTAATGGGGATATGCAAATCTCACAAAGAGGAACGTCTTTTACAGTTGACGGTGCACAAATATATAGCCTAGATAGATGGCAAGTAGAAGATGCCACTGATGGAGTTTTTACTGTAACTCAATCTTCTGATGCTCCTGATGGGTTTATTAATTCATTATTAGTAACTGTAACAACTGCTGATGCAAGTATTGGAGCATCTCAATTAGCATTGGTTAGACAAAGAATTGAAGGTTTAAATGCTACGGATTTAGCTTGGGGAACTGCTAACGCTAAAACAGTTACATTATCTTTTTGGGTAAGAAGTTCTTTAACAGGAACTTTTGGTGGAACAATTTTAAATTCTGCTGCAAACAGGTCATATCCATATACTTATACAATTTCTTCTGCAAATACTTGGGAGAAGAAATCAATAACTATTGCTGGAGATACTACAGGAACTTGGTTATATGACAATAATACTTTTGCTCAAGTAGATTTTAGTATGGCTGCTGGTTCTACTTATTTAGGAACAGCTAATACATGGTCAGGAACTGCATATTTAGGGGTAACTGGTCAAACACAAATAATGTCAACTTTAAATGCTACATGGCAAATTACAGGCGTTCAGTTAGAAAGAGGTTCACAAGCTACTTCTTTTGAGTGGTTGCCTTATGGAACAGAGTTAGCGTTATGTCAGAGGTATTATGAGCAAACCATTCTTGGAAATATGCAAATACCTAATGGTTCAGGTTCTGCTATGATTAATCCAATCTCATTTCACGTTACTAAAAGAGTTCAACCAACAATGGCTACTATTACTGCTGCAACATTATTTAGTGCAGGAAGTACTGGATTAAATGGAGTAAGTGTAGATGGATTTGGATTGCAATTTGTAAATAGTTCAGGAACAAATAATTATTTTACAAACTCACCTGTTTATTCAGCAAGTGCGGAGTTATAAATGTATAAATTATTCAATGCTTTAAATGGACAAGAATTTGTTATTAGATTACTAGACGGTGCTATGATTCCATTTGACCCAGCAAATTCTGATTACCAACAATATTTAAAATGGCTTTCAGAAGGCAACACACCTGAACCAGCAGAGGAAACAGTATAATGGCATCTATTTCAGTCGCAGGCGATACATCAGGAAGTATCACTATCGCAGCTCCAAATGTCGCAGGAACTAATACACTTACTTTGCCTGCTAATACAGGAACTGTCATCACGACTGCTTCTACTTTTGCAGGAACAGGGCCAGCGTTTAGTGCTTATAATAATTCTACTCAATCTATTTCTAATGGTGCTTTTACAAAAGTTACATTAAGTTCAGAAGATTTTGATACAAATAATAATTTTGACTCATCAACTAATTATAGGTTTACACCTACTATAGCTGGTTATTATCAAGTAAATTGCACAGTATTTGCTGAAGCAACAACTATATCAAGAATTATTGCAAACCCATATAAAAATGGGTCTAGTTTAACAAGATTAGTTGACATTGGTGTAACAGGAAGTAATAGTGCTGGTGTAACTGGAAGTATAATTGTTTATATGAATGGGTCTACAGATTATTTAGAATTATATGTTTATGTCACTGGAACTGGGTCAATAATTTTAAATGGTGCTACAGATAGAAATTGTAGGTTTTCAGCAGCAATGGTTAGGAGTGCATAATGTTATACGAAAAAATTATATCTATTTACCCAGAATTAGCAGACTTTAATTTTGCATCAGGAATTATCACCCTACAAAACGACAGCGATGGTCGTGGTGACTACATAGCTAAATGGGAACATCCAACACTTGCTAAACCTACAGACGAACAATTAGGAGCAGTATAATGTCTCTTGTACTACATGGAACAGACGGAGTTACGTTTAACGACTCATCTCTACAAGGAGCTGCAGCGTCACCTTTTGTGCTAAAGAACCGTATCATTAATGGTGCGATGGTGATAGACCAGAGAAATGCTGGTGCTTCTACAACACCAACTGGAGCTGGAAGCGGCATATACACTCTTGATAGATGGTGTTATCAAGCAGCTCAAACTGGTAAAGTTACAGTACAACAAAATGCGGGTGCAGTCACCCCGCCAACAGGATTTAAAAATTATGCAGGAATAACATCAGCTTCTTCTTATTCAGTTCTTACTAGTGATTATTTTCATTTATATCAAGCAATTGAAGGTTTTAATGTATCTGATTTAAATTGGGGTACAGCTAATGCTCAAACAATTACTATTTCATTTTGGGTTCGTAGTTCTTTGACTGGAACATTTGGTGGCTCTTTAAGAAATGCCGCAGTAACTAGGTCATATCCTTTTACCTATACAATTTCTGTAGCTAATACTTGGGAATATAAAACAGTAACTATTGCTGGTGATACTTCTGGAACTTGGGCTACAGATAATACTGTTGGTATTTATGTAGGTTTTGGTCTTGGTTCAGGGGCTACATTTAGTGGAACAGCTGGAGCATGGGGTGCTGGTAATTTTGTTCAACCAACAAGCACAGTATCAGTTATAGGCACTAACGGAGCTACATGGTATATCACAGGTGTCCAACTAGAAATAGGCTCAACAGCAACACCGTTTGAACGCAGACTTTATAATCAGGAATTGGCTAATTGTCAGAGGTATTTTCAAAGATATTCTACCCCCCCTTTGCGTGGAGTAGTTAATAGTGCAACAAGTTTGGGTCGTCTTGGAATGACATTACCTGTTGTGATGCGTACAACACCTACTCCAACAATTGCTAGCACATTAGAATGGTATGATGGAATTTCAACAGGAACGATTACAAGTATTGGTACAAATTATTCTACTCCTGCAATGTGTGAATTAGATTGTAATGCTGCTACAGGCTCATCGGCTCAATTTAGAGTTTGTCTTGTTTATAATAATAGTACAGGTGTGCTTAATCTTTCTTCGGAGCTATAAATGTATAAACTTTCACCAATGAGTTTTGATGGCAAAAAATATAGTGTTATTCGTTTGTCTGATGGAGCTTGCATCCCATTTGACCCAGCCAACACAGACTACCAAGCCTACCTTAAATGGTTAGACGAGGGAAATACACCTTTACCAGCAGACGAATAAGGAGCAATAAATGTTTGGCATAGCTAGTTTTTCCCAAGCTCCTTTTAGCTCATTAGCAGGTAGAACACTAGAAGCATCAGCAGCCATAACAGCAGACGCAACCGTATCTGCATCTGCAACACGCTTTAGAACATCTAACGCAAGTATAAACGCTACTGCCACAGTTACAGTTACTACAAGTGGTGCATTAGTATTTGGTAGCGCAGTTATAAATGGCTTTGCAGACGTATCTGCTGTAGCTAATAGAGTGCAGTTTGGTAGTGGTTCTATATTCGCAGAAGCTATCGTATCAGCTACTGGTGGCTCTATAGCACTCGCTTCAGCAAGTATTACAGCTAATGGCACAGTTACAGCTAATGGTATTCTCATAGCAGGTGCTAACGCTTCTATCACAGCTAATGCTCAAGTAGAAGTTAATTATGTCAGAATTACATTTGATAGTGCATCTATCACAGGAACTGCTACAGTCACAGCATTAGGTGGTTATGAAGTATCAGGTAAAGCAGAAGTCAATACCTTTGCTACTGTTACAGCAAGTCCTAACGCTACATGGGCAGGTTTTGCTTATGTAGAAGGTATAGGCACAGTAACTACTAAAGGCACAATATTAGGTGAAGAATGGATAGTTGTACCAGCAGGAACAGAAACATGGACATCAGTATCAGCAGGAACAGAAACTTGGACTGAAGTTACTCCAAGCACAGACATTTGGTTAAGACAAGGGTAAAAAATGGCAAAGACAAAAATTAGTGAATATTCATCAACCGCAGCAGATAATACCGATATAAGCAATATTAACATTGCTGAAGGTTGTTCACCAGCTAACTTAAACAACGCTGTTCGTAGTTTAATGGCACAATTAAAAGATCAACAAGCAGGAACATCTGGTGATAATTTTACAGTTTCTGGAACATTAGCACTTACAGGCGGTGTTACTTTAGATGGTGCTGCAGGAACTTCTGGTCAAGTATTAGTATCAGCTGGTTCTGGCAATACACCTACATGGGGTAATGCGTTTGTAGCTGGTATGATTATGATGTGGTCAGGAACTATTGCAACTATTCCTAGTGGATGGTTATTATGTAATGGATCTAGTGGCACTCCTGATTTAAGAAATAGATTTATTATTGGTGCATCTGTTGATAATGCAGGTGTTGCTAACACTTCAATTACAGGTTCTAATACACAAACAGGTGGCACTAAAGATGCTATTGTAGTAAGTCATACACATACTGCAACATCTAGCGTGTCAGACCCTGGTCATACTCATACTGTTCCAATTGTAGGTGGTAGTCAAAGTGGTGCTAATATTTTTCCAGTTCATACCAATTATACTACACGAGTTGACCAAAATTCAGGGTCAGCAGTTACAGGAATTTCCGTATCTACATCTATTTCTACAACAGGTTCTAGTGGTACTGACCAAAACTTACCACCATACTATGCACTAGCATTTATTATGAAGGCTTAATAATGCCTACACAACGTATAGCATTTAAAGAATGGTTACCAGATCAACCATCTATATTAGACACAGTATCTGAAGCTAATAACGTTATTCCTTTGGCTGTAGGATATGGTCCATTTAAATCACCAGTAAATTATTCTGCAAACGCATCTGAAAATTTAACTAATGTATTTGCTGTTAAAGTAGATAATGATGTATCAGTTTTTGCAGGCGGTCTTACTAAATTATTTAAGCTAGATTCATCAGATTTATCTTTAGATGATGTATCTAAATCTGGTGGATATACTGGTATTAACAAATGGCAATTTATACAATTTGGTACTTTAGCTTTAGCTGCTAATGGATCTGAAAAAATACAATCATATAATGTAAACTCATCTACATTATTTGCAGATTTAGCTGCTGCAGCACCTATCGCTAAATACATTACAGCAGTTCGTGACTTTGTAGTTGCAGCTAATATTGGTGCAGGATCTTATCCTACACGAGTACAATGGTCAGATATTAATGACCCTGCAGATTGGACAGCAGGCGGAGCTTCACAATCAGACTATCAAGATATACCTGACGGTGGTGACATTACAGGTATTACAGGTGGTGAATTTGGTATTGTATTCCTAGAAAAAGCCATTGTGCGTATGTCATATATTGGCTCACCATTGTTCTTTCAGTTTGACACAATATCTAGAAACATTGGATGTATAGAAGGTGGATCTATTGCTCAATATGGCGGTATATCTTATTTCCTATCAGATGATGGTTTCTATTCATGCGATGGTCAAAATGTTGTAGGAATTGGTGCAGAAAAGGTAGACAGATACTTCTTTAATAACGCTAACATTGGTGATATTGATACTATTTCAGCAGCAGTAGACCCAGAACGTAACCTTGTTATTTGGAACTATACTAACGTATCTGGTGGTCGTTCTCTACTTATCTATAACTATGAAACTAAAAAATGGTGTACAGCTGATACAGACGTAGATTATTTATCTACACTAGCAACATCTGGAACATCTTTAGATAGCATAGATTCTGCTTATAATGTCACAGCAGGTTCTTTTGTTACAGGTCAACAATACACTATAAGAAGTGTAGGTACAACAGATTACACACTTATAGGTGCAGTCGCTAACACAGTAGGTGTATTATTTACAGCTACAGGTGCAGGTTCAGGTACAGGTGTGGCTATAGATATGGCTGCATCATCTGCAGCAGCTAAAACTACAGATACACTTGTAACTACACTAGACGATAGACTTTATAAGGGTGGTAAGTTCTTATTTGGTGGTGTAAGAGATGCTAGAATTATTACATTTACAGGTACAAATGCCACTGCAACTATCACTACTAACGATTTAGAGTATGGTTATAACTCTGTAGCAACACTTATTAGACCATCTGTAGACAATGGATCTGCTAATGTTCAAATAGCAAGTAGACGCATGTTAGATGATACAATTACATATTCAACAGCTATTGCAGCAAGTCAAGAGAATCGTGCACCTGTAAGAAGTTATGGTCGTTATCACAGAGTTAAAATTACACCGACAGGAGCTAACTGGTTTTCTGCTATTGGCATAGATTTAGATTATGCGGAGCAAGGAAATAGATAATGTCTAGAAGTGACATGTACCGTAAACTTGCTTGGACAGGTGGAAATCCAAGAGAAGTTGCTGAAATTGTAAACAATCTTGTAGAAGGTAAGTCTAACAATACAGGCGAGATTACTTTAGCTACAGGTGGTGCTACTACTACAACCATTACTGATGAACGTATAGGTTATAACTCATATATTGGTTTAGAGCCAATTACTATGGTAGCAGCTACAAACTACTATCCATATTTAGCAGTACAAGATACAACAGATCAGTCAGCTGCAAGTACAACAGCTGCATATGCTGTTACATTTAATACAACAGATTATTCTTTAGGTACATCTTTAAGTAATAGCTCAAGATTAAATGTATCTTATTCTGGTCTTTATAACTTACAATTTAGTTTACAATTTGCTAACGACAATGTAGCTATACAAGACGTAGACGTATGGTTCAGAAAAAATGGTACAGATGTTGCTGGTTCTAACAGTAAATTCTCTGTGCCTAATAGTCATGGTGGAACAGATGGTCACCTTATTGCAGCATTAAATTTTTATTTAGAATTAGCTAAAAATGATTATGTAGAAATTATGTGGGCTACTACTTCTACAGACGTTACAATAGAACATTTAGCAACACAAACTAGCCCTACTAGACCTGCAACACCTAGTGCTATAGCTACTTTACAATACTTAAGTGCTAACTCATTTACTACTAATTTATTTACAATTCCATATATTAGTTCACAGAGTCAAGGACAAGCAACTATATCTCACCCTGCAAATACTCTGGTAAATATGACATATAGGTATATAATAGTAGGATGATATTACATTATATACCTAAAGATCAGTTACGTCAACATTGGGAATATATTAGACATGGATTAGAAATAGTCAGGTCTAAAGGTCACACAGACTATATTGCTGAAGACGTTTATTGTGATTGCTTTGAACAACGTTCTATGTTGTTTATGGGCATTGTAGATAACAAACCAGTAGGATTCGTAGTACTTCAACCAATCGGAAACAGGCTTCATGTATGGGCTGCTAAAATGTATTGGCTTATTACAGGCTTTATGACTCGCAATGGATTTATGTTATGGGGTGGAGGCGGTGGTGGTCCACAAACATCTGAAAGTAGAAGCGAATTAGATCCTACTGTAAGACCATTCGTAGAATTTGGTTTAGGTGAAGCTAAAAACTTATATCAAACTACTACACCTGAATACTTTAAAGGTCAAACTTATGTTAGCCCATCTGCACAAACAGAATCTGCATTATCTTTAGCAGAGCAACAAGCTAGAGCAGGAAGCCCTTTAACTCAAGCAGCATTAAATCAACAATTAGGCACTGTACAAAGGTCGTTATGGATCTAATGTATCTGCAGACTTACAAAATAGAGCTGCACAAACTTTAGCATCAACATTAACTAACAAAGCTGGTGAACTTGCTTACCAAAACTATGCTAATGAACGTGCAAGACAAGAAGCTGCTGCAACACAAGCTCCTCAACTAGCTCAAGCTAGATATCAAGATATTAACCAACTTATGAATGTTGGTCAAGTGAGAGAAGATTACTCACAAAAAGCTCTTGAAGATGCTATTGCTAGATACGAATTTGAACAAAACAAACCATATACAAAACTACAAGCTTACTTGGGTGCTGCATATGGTGCTCCAATGGGTCAAGTTACAAAAACTACTCAATCAGGTGGTGGCAAGATTGTATGTACAGCTATGAATGCTGAATATGGCTTTGGTAGCTTCCGTAATGCTATTTGGTTAGCACAATCTAAAGATTTAGACCCAGCATACGAAAAAGGTTATCACACACTATTCTTACCATTAGTTAACTATGCTTATAAGAGTGGTCAAAAGAATGCCCTACAACGCATTTTAAGGGGTGTTTTAGAGCATATCGCAAGACATAGGACTGCTGATATCTGGAAACAAAAACGTGGTAAAAAACGTGATGTTTACGGTATGGTTTATCGTGCTATTTTAGAACCTATTTGCTATGTAGTAGGAAAGGTTGGAAAATAATGTTTAAGTATTTTAATCCTATATGGATTATTAAAAACTTTCTACAACCATCTCTTGGTCCAGAGGTTTTAATTCCAGCAGCTATTGGAGCTGTAGGATCTGCTGCTATGGGTAAAAGCCCAGTGACTGGTGCATTACTAGGTGGTGCTACTGGTGGTCTTTTAGGTGGTGCTGGTGGTAATTTATTTTCAGGATTTAAGAGTGCATTACCTTCTGCTGCTCCTAGTTTAGGTTCTGGTGGTTATGCTGCATTAGGTCAAGCAGGTGGTGCTGGAATAGGTGGTGCTAGTACAGGTCTTACAATAAACCCCATTCTTAATTCTGTAGACGATGTTATGCCTATAGATAAAATTACATCATCATATATTGATGACATGGCATCTCAAGGTTTTAGTGGCACTACTTTCCCAGCAAATAATCAAATTGCATTTAAAGATTTTTATGCACCTGCTAATCTTGCTGATGATAGTTTAAGCTTTGGAGCACCTTTGTCTTCTTCAAATCAAATGTTTACCAATAACTTAACATCTCAATTTGCTTCTACACCAAATCCACTAACAATAGATCCTAGAAGAATGGTCGTAGATACTCCACTTACATTAGGTGAAAGAATTTCTGATTTTGGCTCTAATATTATACCTAATACTGCATCATATATTCAACAAAATCCTATGGTGGCATTAGGTGGCGGACAATCACTTTTAAATATTAGACAACAAAATCAAATGATAGATCAACAAAAATTAAGAGATGCTATGGCAAAAGCCCCACCAATTAGACAAGGGCAAACAGGTCCAATGGCTGGCAATCTACTACAAGTAAGAAGGATAGGATAATTATGTTAGATATTAAAGGGTTACTAGACACATTTTTCCTTACAAGACAAAGCCCTGTTGCAGGTCTTTTATCTAAAGAAGAACAAGATAGGCTTAACACACAACAAAATATTGGTACTGGTATTGGTTTAGCTACTGGTATTGCACAGAATTGGAATCAAGGTCCACTTGGTGCAGCTTTAGGTGGATTTACAAGTGCTGTTGGTGGTAGACAAGCTCCTATAGATGCAGCCACTAAAAACTTTATGACAACTACTGAACTAGCTAACCTTATGCAAAATATTCAAAAAGGTGGGTTAGAAGTTAAAAAATTAACAGTTGAAAATGAGTTATTAGAAAAGAAAAAAAATGCTTTAATAAATTTAATTAACACTACAACTGACCCATTTTTAAGAGACGCTTATCAAGCTGATTTATCTGCTACCCTTACGCAAATGGTAAAAGTTAAGAATCCTGCACCAACTTTTGACGAAAGTTTAGCTATCAAAGCTATTGGAGGTGATATTAATAACTTAACATCAGATCAAGCTTTAACATTGCTACAATCAAAAGGCGGATTAACACAAAAGGATATATTAGAAGCAAACATTAAAGGTCTTGAAACACCTGCATTAGGAATCAATAAAATTTCTATGAAAACTCCTGCAGATATATTAAGGGAAGGTAGAATACCTCAAAATGTTTCTACTGGTCAAGGAGTAAGTTATACACCACCAACAGAAGTTAGGCTTCCAAGTTTAAATTTACTTGACAGAACAGAACCTGTAATTTATAGCAATCAAGGTGGAGTTCCATTAAGACAACCAAGTATTACCCAACAAACTCAACCAGTAGTTGCTCCAACAAAAAAACCTACATTGCAACAAGAATATAGCCCTAAAAAAGTTCAAGAATATAAAGATAAATTTCCTGAAATGTCAAATCTTAACACTAGAGTTTTGCAAGAATATAATGATGCAGAATTGCAAATTGATAGGTTGTTAAATCATGCAGGTTTTAATGATTTATTTAGTGCTGGTGGAGATATATCAAAGGCAACAGGTCGTGAAGCACAAGCTGCTGGAATTATTTGGAATAAAATTAAAAGCGGTGGAGTTGCCAATACATTAAAACAACAAAAACTAGAAGATCCTAATGGAGCAACACCTTATGGTCAAATGAACTATTCAGAGTTAAATCTAGTTAAACAAGGTTATACTGAATTACCAGATGCTGGTACTAATCCAGATAGTGCAAGATCTGCTTTATTAAACTTAAAAGATATTTTAAATAAATCTCGTGAGGGTATATTAAATAAACATGGCACTATTTATGGTACTCAAGGCACAGATAGATTTGAAAAAAGAATAGTTACCAATTTTGAGACTAACTCTGGAACAGCCTATTTAGGTTCTGTATTGCAAGGTAAACTTTATGGTAATAAAGGAATCCAAGATAATTATTATTACATACAAGCACCAGACAATACTTTAAGACTACTTAAAAATCCAAAAACAAAGCAACCATTAACAAAACAAGACGTATTGAAACAAGGTTTTGAAAACATATACTTAAAATAGGATAAATGATGGCAGAATTAAAATTAAAACCAATTGAGGTAGTTGCAAACAAAAACATTGTTGATGTTGAAGTTTTTGACAAGCCAATACCTTTAAATATTAGACCTACTGTTTTGCCAAAAGATTCTTTTCAAAATAAAGTATCTGCAGATTTTTTTGGAGCACCTATTAAAGAACAAGTAAAATATACTAAAGATCCATTAAATTTTGCTTTGAATTTAGCATCCAATTTTATACCATCAGGTATTAATGTTGCAAAAGGTTATGTAGAGCCTATATTAAGTCCAGTTGAAACATATAATAACATTAAATCTGTATTTAATGGCTTTGCAGAATTAAAAGCATACAATGACTTTATTAAAGAAAATCCTAACTCTCCAAAACCTCCAATTACACAAGATATGCAAGCAGCTCAAGGTGTATCTGAATATTTTGCTGAAAGATATGGAGATGTTATTGGTCCAGAAAAAGATGCTTGGTCTGTTGTTGGAGATAAAATATTAAGAACACTAGAAAATGATCCTGCTGGTTTAATGGCAGATGTTGGTTCTATATTAACATTGGGAACAACTGGTGTAACTGGTGTTGCTGGAAAAACAGGTCAAATTGCTAAACAAGTTAGAAATGTTGGTGAAAGCATAGATCCAGTAATTGGCACTATTAGAGCAGGCAAAAAAT